AGATTTATTTGCTATAATTTCTACTACTTATGGTGTTGGAGATGGCGCTTCAACTTTTAATGTACCTAACCTTGAAGGTAAAATGCCACAAGGTTATGACGGTAGTACTTATAACTTAGCAGGAACTGGTGGTGCAAATACCGTTACTGTATCTGTAACTAACAACCAAGCTGCAACCAATACTAATAACCAATCTGTTACTGTAACAGGAACTATTGATAATACATCAATAACGACAGCTCAATTAGCATCACACACACATACAAGTGATGCTCAAAAAAGTGGTAATGGTTCTCTTGATAGTGTAAACCCTGGTCCCGGTACTGGTTTTACTGGCGCTACTATTGATAATACGGGCTCAGGAACTGGTCATAATCACTCTCATAATTTATCAGGTACTTTAACAGGTACTGTTACAACTTCTTTAACAGGAGCTGTCACGGCGGCAGGAACAAATTCATTCTCACCTTATGTGGTGGTTAACTATATTATAAAGCATTAGGAGATATTGATGGCAACGCAAATAGTAATATTAAACAAAAGTAGAATTTTAATAGATGATTCTTTTGGTATAGATTGGGCGGATAAAGGAAATGCTTGGCAGGATGCTTGGTGTCCCGATACTATTCACGCAGTTATTTGGAACGATTTAATTGGCCAAAACGAAATTCAAAGTAAAGATCCTTCTACTGGCAACATGACGGGTAATACTAATTTAAATGCTACAAGTGATGCTGTAGGATCAACAACTATAGCTGACTTATTAACTTGGGCAGAAACAAGAAAAGGTCAGGTAGAGACTGCAATAACAGCATATAATAATGCCATAGATAGCGATAAAACTAATGGCACAAGTGATGCTTTAGCTAATTGGCAAGCTTACGATTCTAATATTTAACGAATCCATGTTACTATTGAATGTCTATCTCCGTTTGACACAGGTAACACAGCATGAGGAAACATAAAATTACTTGGAAAAACAACGGCACTCCCTACTTTTTTTTCAATAACATACTCATCAAAAAAACAAAAATTACCTCCATCAAAATTATCATTTAATAATATAGATATACTAAGTAATCTTGGTTCTGCTGAAAAATGATCAGTGTGAGTTTTATACTTTCCCTTTTCACTACCTTTATAAAATAAATGAATATATCCCGTATCTATGCCTTGAGCACCATGTGCAAAAGAACCTATATCATTTTGGTATAAAGTTAGAACATTTCCAACTGTTCCAAAAACAGTTGTCTCAAATTTTTGACTCAGTAGTTTGTTGTAACAATTTCTTATCTCAACATCCTCCTTATAAATTGTTACAGGTGCCCTTGTTTCCTTACCATTAATTACCTTATCCTCAAGTGTAGCCCTTCTAAACTTTGATGGATCTTTTGCTGCAGTTTCAATTATTTTTTTACAAATATCTTTATCCAAAACATTGTCGTATACTTTTATAAAATCTTTTAAATTTTTCATTTAAAACTCTTTTTATTCCAAAATCTATTTTTGTATCTATCTACCCATTCACTATTTAACAAATTTAAAGTTTTAGAATGAAGTTTTTCTATATAAAAACCAGACCACATCTTCCATGATTCTCTTTTAAAAGGAATAACTTGAATCATAGGTTCGCCTTTTTTAATTAAAAATTGTTCATCTCTTTTCTTTAAAATAAAAGGAAAATTAATAACATTTACATAACTGTCTGTGTCTACAACGCCTTCAATAATTTTCCATCTTTCTTCTAATCTGTTCATTGGGTGTATAAATAAACAACTATAACCAGGAGGAGTTTTAATTAACCATTTATTGTGAAATTTTCCAGCATTTTCACCAGTATATTTATGCCACTCAGGTGGTAATTGTGTTTTATTATGATAACCAAAGTCGTCAGATTCACGACTAGCAGGAGCAATACTAAAATCATCTTCAATAGGATCAACTAAATAATCTTGATCAAAAGGAATTATATAGCCAGCCGTCATTGAATCTAAAAAAGGAACACAGGTTTTAACCGTACGGTGTTGCATATTATTTTTTTGAAATCTAGGTAATTTTTTATACTCTTTTGGAACAAAATGAGAAGCAGGTTTTGGATGAGGCCACACTTCAATCATATCTTTTCTAATTGCACAAAAAGTTATTTTTTTACTAAACATTTTGTCTTTCGTATTTTAAAGTTGCTACCATTCTAAGCTCAATACAAGAACGAGATATTTCCCGAGCTGCGTGAGTTATAAAACCATCAAAGATAACAGCTCTTCCGGGTTTTGGAATTACAGCGTTTTCAATTTCTGTTCTGTCTTTGTTTAAAAAAATTGTTTCACCTGCATATGGTAATCCCCATATTTTGTTTAAGTAAAACATTACAGTATAGATTTGATTATAATCAGTAGCTCCATCCTCATGAAAATCATGAAGTGTTCCATAAACATACGAACTAGCATATGAATTTACCAGCTTTACGGAGTCAAATAAATTTTCTTTTTTTAAAATATCATCCGCTGTTTTATATAATATTTTATTTATTTCATCTTCTTTTTCTAAAGGATTTCTAAATTTCCTAGGACCTAATAAATCGTTAGCCGCCCCTGTAAATGTCCAAGGTTTTTCATCTCTAAAAGAACCATATAAAGTATCTATTTCTTTTTCATTAAACAGATTATCATGTATTTTAAATAAAGGTTTATTCATCTATTATAAAATTAAATGACATAGATCTTCTAATTTCTCCTTTTATTTTAGTTTTAAAAGGCATGACACAATGTTGATGACACGCTTCAAATATATAAAAATGTCCTACTTCAGGTTCCATCCACTTCATGTTTGTACCATCAATAGATGTAAAACCTAATTGTCCATCTCTAAATTTATGTGGATCTTTTACATCATTAATAAATTCTGGTATTTTTAAAAACAAAACACTAGACCAACCAGTATTATCATGATGAGTGTGAGGAGGATTATATTCTCCTTCTTTCATATCATTAACCCAACAACTTAAAATCCTTAAAGATTTTGTTTCTTCAAATAAATTATTTTGAATTAAAGTTTCCATGTAATCATTCATACAATCAACAATATATTTTGATATACTTGTTTCTCCTAATAGATGCGTAAATTCTAATTCAGAATCTAATCTACCAGCTAACCTTGGACCATAAGAATTAAGTTTTTCTTTATGCGATTCGTATCTAGTATTAAAATCATTAATGTCTTTTAAAGATAAATCATATCTTTTTACTATTCTTCCAAATGCGGTTGTTTGTGTTTTCATTCTTTTATGTAAAAGTTACCTGATATTGACACTCTTTCAATATCAGTGTTATTTTGGGTTGTATAATGAAAAACTTCGCTAGGAAAAACTAATAACATTTTTTCCTTAGGTTTAATTATTTTTTCCATTATTCTGCCATTCCAAAATAAAACAAATTTTAAACTACCTTGCTTCTCTACAAATCTAGGGTAATAAACAAAAGAACACCAAGCGTCTGCATGATTATGCAGACCTGTTTGTGCCCTAGACGGTGTTTTATGAATCCATATATCATCCATTTTTAATTCTACATTCATTATTTTTTCTACTTTTGAATGTATTGTTGTTTTAAGATCTTTTAACATAGGAGTATTAGGATATTTAAAATCTTCAAAAAAAGTATTATCATTATCATCATTTTTTCTAATATGACTTTGATTTACCTCTTTCATCAAAGCATTAGAATTTAGATCTATATAATCTTCAAATACCTGAACAACTGCTAGAACATGATTTTGTATATTCATAATAATCCTACCCAAAATTGAATGCTAAATCTTTGTTCTAAAAAACTAACATCTTTGTTGTTTTCTGAACATAAAGGAGTAATTGCATGCGGAATAAAAGAAGGAAAAATAACGAGAAAGTTGTTCTTGTTTTCTACTTCTATAGTTTTATTTTCATCCATAAAAAGCATATTTCCTCCTTTTAATTTTTTTGATTTCTGTAAAATTAAATTAAACGTAAACAAATTTTTTGGAGTTGTATCTTTATGCCAATTATAAAATCCTTTGTTGTTATAAGAAACAACATGAATATTCCAAAATAACCTATTTTTATTATTAAGAAGAAATTGATAAACAGAAAAATTATCCTTATTTATGTAGAAATAAAAACCCTCTGAAAAAAACCAATTTTTAAGAAGAGTTATAAAAGAATTTTCTTCTTTCACAGCTTCCCATTCTATCCAAAAATCTAATCCACCACATTTTGAAGTTATAGTTGTGTCTACATTTAAATTTTTTTTTGAGTTATTTGAATAAACCCAATTTGGAATATTAAATCTATTTCTGTTATTTAAAAAATAAGCAAATATTTCATCAACGTTTTGTGGGTTTAAAAAATTCTCACAAGCAATAATATTTTTTGAAAGATGGTAGTATTTCATTTCTTTTTTCTTCCTTTTCCATAACATAAATTTGTTGTCAATTAAAGAATTATCCTATAAAAGTAAGATTTAATGGCAGAAATTAAGAAAATTTACGTAGCTACACCTGCTTATGGTGGCATGTGCCACATGGGGTATTTGCATTCTATTTTAAAATTGCAAATGATGT